TAGAAGATTGGAAAGAAATAGCACAAGCTATGAGAAAGGAATACTTTCCAACTAAACCAGCTCTTAATATGAAAAGAGATACGGAAGAAATGTCTACATCATCTCAAACTGTAATGAATCTAACGGATAGAATATTACAAATAACTTACTTTAAAGGTAAGGTAGACGAATTCAAAGGTATTAATAGACAATTACCTGAAGGATACCAACCAAAGATTACAATCGAAGTAATCCCAGTTTAATTTCAACATTTTAATAGAACCATATTTATATACATACAAAATGTAAATATATTAATATGTCAACGGAATTCGAATTATTTAAAGGAAAGAATCTAAGTTCTCTATTTGAGGATATATATAACAATCAATTATCCAAAAAAGCAAAAATATCTACTTTAATAGAAGAACTTAAAAAGATGATTAGACATGCTGGTGATGTGGCAAGTATAGGACCTATATTATCTTCACTAATTGATAGTTCCGTAAAGAACGATGACCAATTGGTTAAGTTGGCAACAATAGCAACCAGAATTATATCAGCGGAAAAGAAAACCGAAGGACAAGATGGTTTTTTATCTGAATTTGAAAAAAATCAATTACTTCAAGAATTGGAAGAAACTAAACAAGAAGTGGAAAGAGTGGATACTTTGGAATTTGAATTAGAAGATTTAAAAAAGAAAATAAAGTAATATGGGGTTATCAAATGCTAGAGTACAAGCCTCTAATAACATATCATCTAAACCAGAAGCATCTTCTAAAAAAGTAGGATGGGTACTTGAGGTATTACTTGATGAAAATGCAGAGTATGCCAAAGCTAAAAAAATAGGTGCACAACCAATTGGGTCTATACACTTTAAAACTTCGGATGATGGTGTTTTGGATACAGATCCAGCATCACGAACTATCGCACACCCATTTGATAAAAATTTCAAAAATATTCCAATTGTTGGTGAACTCGTTGAAATATATGAAGGACAGGCGGGTTCTTTTTATTATAGAAGAATTGGATTGGATGAAAACCCAACAAAAAGTGCTTTCAAAAACGCACTTCAAAAAGTAATTGTACCAAAACAAGATAAAGAACAAACTGTAGGTTCTTACAAAGAAGTATCGGAAACAGGAATAACTAAAACAAATGCGGAAGGTGCAAATGCAGAAGGTAGTTATGGAAAATATTATGATACACAAGAAAACATTCATAGATTAAAATTATATGAAGGTGATTCTTTAATTGAAACTAGATTTGGACAATCTATACGATTTTCAGGATTTAATAATGTTGGAAATAAATTCTCACCAACAATAATTTTAAGAAACGGAGAAAATGCAGAAAGTGGAAAAAAAGCACCAGAATTAAGTACCGAAGAAGATATTAATAGAGATGGTAGTATAATAGCATTAACATCTGGACAATATCAATTACCATTTGTTCCAGGAGTAGTTGATGATAAAGGTAAAACAAACTTTGGAACTAAACCTGATTCATTTGGAGAATATCCATCTAAATTAATTGGTGACCAAATATTAATAAATTCGGGAAGAATAATATTATCTGCAAAAAGTGGTGAGATGTTATTCTATTCAAAAAAGAATTATGGATTCATTTCGGATGGTGCAATGTCAATTGATAATAAGTTAGGTATTGATATAAGTGTGGGAGATGATATTCATATTGTTACAAATGATAAAGATATTAATATGGTTACTGGTAAAGGTGCTATATTTTTAGGAAGTGAGGCATTAGAGCCTATGGTAAAAGGACAGCAACTAGTTGATATATTAGCGGAATTGATTGATGCTATTACTCAACAAACTTATTTAACACCATCTGGTCCATCGGCAGTAGGCCCTACTAACATTTCTCAATTTGGTTCTATAAAATCAAAATTAAATAATATATTGAGTAGATTAAATCAAACTTCTTAATATGTCTTGGCAAATTTTTAAACAAAATATTTTAAGTAGAGCAAACGCTCCAGATTCAATTCAAGATATTGATACCGTTGCAAAATTGTATGCTGATGAATATGATATGTGTATGAAGCGAGGTGGGGATGTTATAAATAGAGTTCCAATTAGTAAAGGTAATACCGAAATTATGCAGCAATTATTTAAAGCTGCTTTATTAAAAGGACAGTCATCAAATACTCCATATGATTTGGTTGGAGAAATGGGAAAGGGAGTTATAGCATATTGGCAAGGTGCTCAATTAAGTGCATTTCCAATACCACTAATACCAGCACCCGGTTCAACGAGTAACATTGGAGTTACTTCAAATTTAGTTACAAATGCAGGCGTATGGGCACCGGCTGTATCTGCTCCTTCACTACCAAATCCTTATGAACAATTGGATTGGAGTCAAGTTCCATTAGATAAGAATGACCCTTTGGTGCAAGAAATTATTGCACCTAATCTTGAACAAATTGAAATACAACTACAAACCGAGCCATTAGTTGAATATGGTAATACTGACACGTATCCCGTTGTACTAGAAATGGATAATGTAGTAGCCGAAACAATTGATACCGCATTATACGAACAAAAAATTCTAAATACTGAGCCAAAAACGGAAGAAGAAAAGGAAGAACAAAAAAAATTAATAAGTAGTGGTTATAAAACACTTGATGAGTTATTAAAAATTGCTGGTGCATGGGCACCGAAGTTGGGTAAAAATGAAAGAGTTAAATATGAAAATTTAAGAAGTAATTATATTAAAGGTGTTCATGGATTATGTCCACAAGGAACTCAAGCGGTTGTAGTTGCATTAACGGGTATAACTGGATTAGGTAAAATATCAGGTAATGCCGATTGGTTTTCATTTAAAGACCCATCTACTGGCGGCGGTAGAAGTAGTTTTGCTATAGCCATTGGTGGTAAGACCTATTATAATAATAAAGTGCGTATTGATTTTGATACGTTTGTAGCCGATTCAACACAATGGCAAATTGGGGATATTTTAGTAAATGGTTATGAAGCCAAAGACTATGGTCATATTCAAGTTTGGACAGGATTTAAATGGGTAAGTGATTTTTCACAGAATAGAATTCATACCAGTGGGTGTCTAAAATCTTCAGCAGCATTATGGAGATTAAATGATAATGGTATAGCTGCCGTAGAATCCGTTAAAACCAAACCAGCATAAAATGTCAGTAATACCACCAAATAATAATACAACATTAATAATTGATGATTTTATTAATTACGCAACCGCACATTTATCTACTGTTACTGGGATAATTAATACAATTTCATTATACCCACCACTGGGAACGCCGGCACCAGGAGTATTACCTTGGTCGGGATATCAAGTTCAACCGGCAACTGCAGGTGGTGGAGCATTAGGAGTTGCTCCACAAGAAATAGTATTTAATGAAGCTCAACAATTTGCTTCCGATACCGCGACACTTCAAGGAAATGCTATAAATGAAGCAACTGCGGCGGGATTTGAATTAACATTCGAAGCACCACCACCTCCAACTATTGAAATAGAGCAAGTAGAATACCAACTATTAGAAGAAGCGAAGAACGAACCAGACCCACCATTATCCGAAGAAGATAAACCAAAAAATGACGTTCCACCTCAACCAAACTATAAAACTAATGTTAAAGTACCAAATGAATTGGTTGCGGCTATGATAAAATATAAAATTTGTACTACTAACATAGAAAGAGCACACTTTTTGGCACAATGTGAACATGAATCGGGTGGATTTAGATACAAACAAGAAATATGGGGACCAACAGCTGCTCAATCAGGATATGAAGGTAGGGATGATTTGGGAAATTTGCAAAAAGGTGATGGATATAAATTTAGAGGTAGAGGGTATATTCAATTAACGGGTAGAGCAAATTATAGAAAGTTTGGGCGTATTGCTGGGGCCGATTTTGAAGGAAACCCAGATAGTGTTGCAACGCAATATTTTGCAGATACGGCGTGTATGTTTTGGAAAACTAACAGCTTAGTAACCCGTTGTAAGGATAGCACTACAACAAGTATTAAATTGGTTACTAAAAAAATAAATGGTGGATACAATGGATTAGATGATAGAATAAAAAAATTCACAAAATACTGGACGGAATTACAAAAAGACCCTACACTTTGGAGCTAATTATTAAAATAATCAATTCAAATATTTATAAACATAACAAATAATAAAGTATGGATACGGACAAACTATTAAAAGCTATTCAGATTCTTATTAAAGAGGAGCTTAAAGAGCAATTGCCTGCATTAATTAAGGAAACTGTAAGAGCTGAAGTAAAAAAACTAATAGCAGAAGGAAAACAAACTGCTAAACCACAGCCAATTGGATTATCAATGGCTAAAGCTATTTTAGAAGATGATGCTATTATAGAATCGGTTAAAGAAAAAGTAGAACAAAAGCAGTTTAGTAAAAACCCAATAATTAACCAAATTCTAAACGAAACTAGAGGTGGTATCCCACAAGGAGATGGTGGGTTTAGAACTATGAATTTTGGACAAGGTGATATGGGTTCAATTGTAGGTAAAACTGCATTGGCTGAAAAAATGGGATATGGTGATATGACAAAAGGACCTTCTCCAACTGGATTGGGTGTAAATACCGGAGTAGCTGAAATAGATAAAGCTTTGAATAGAGATTATTCGGAACTTGTAAAAAGATTTAAAAAATAATAATGGCAGTAATACTTGGTAAAAAGTTAGTAATCGATTCAAAGCAGTTTGAAGACTATGCAATAGGTATAACATTACCTATTCAAATAGGAAACACTGCGTTTAATCAAAGTTTTATAACTGCTGACCAGGTTAAAAGTAATATTAAAAATTTATTACTTACAAAACGATTTGAAAGATTAATGCAGCCTGAATTTGGGAGTGGTATTCAAGAATTATTATTTAATATGAATGATGAAATGTTTGCTGATAACTTAGAAAATACTATCGTTGATACACTTTCTAAATGGCTACCATATGTAAATGTAGAAACTATTAATATTCAGCAATCAAACGAATTTAAAGATAATAATAAGGTTGAAGTATCAGTTTCATTTAGAGTATCAGATACACAGGTATTAGATACGGTAACTTTTAATGTACAAACATAATGGCTATAACAACAATAAATAAGAATTTTAAAAATAAAGGAAAGGATATAAAATATCTTAATAAAGACTTTGCAGCATTTAGAGCAAATCTTATTGATTTTACAAAAAATTATTTTCCAAAGACCTATGGTGATTTTAACGAATCATCTCCTGGTATGCTTTTCATTGAAATGGCATCGTATGTAGGTGATGTTTTGGCATATTATACCGATGATACATTGAAAGAATCTTTAATGCCTTACGCGGAAGATATTCAAAGTATTATAGCTCTTGCACAATATTTAGGTTATAAACCAAAAATCACATCTCCGGCAGTAACAACATTATCGGTTTATCAATTAGTACCATCTATTGGGATTAGTGTTAGTAATAGACCAGATGATACTTTTTACTTAAAAGTAAGAGAAGGGATGATTGTAGCAAACAAAGCAGGTAACGTTCAATTTATAACAACTGATATGGTGGATTTTTCAAATGAAATTGATAGAGAGACGACCATATATCAAAGAGATGTACTTACAGGTGAACCTACATTTTATTTAATAAAAAAATATGTACAAGCAATATCAGCTGTACAAAATCAAAAAGAAGTAACCTTTGGGGGTTATGAAAATTTTAGAACAATTGATTTGCCAGAAACAAATGTGATTGAGATATACGATTGTAGAGATTCTAATAATAACAAATGGTATGAAGTACCGTATTTAGGACAAGAAATGATATTCATCGATTATCCAAACACCGAAGTTAACGATTCAGACCTTTATCAGTTTAAATCAACGGTGCCATATATTTTAAAAACAATAAAAACACCAAAAAGATTTACAACTAGAGTAAATCAAGATAGTACGATTACAATTGAATTTGGTGCAGGAGACCCAACAGCATCCGATGAACAATTAATTCCAAATCTTAAAAACGTAGGATTGGGATTACCAAATTCTATTAAAAGATTAGATGAATCATTTGACCCAACTAATTTTTTAAAAACAAAAACGTATGGTACATCTCCATCTAATACAACAATAACTGTAAAATATTATACAGGTGGAGGTATTAATTCAAATGTTGCAGCGGGAGAATTAACAAGAATTAATGGGGTTGAATTTGAAGAAAGTTTAAGTTCTTTTACGAGAGCTCAACTTTCACTTTATAATTCTGCAAAAAATTCATTAGCAGTTGATAACGATATACCTGCAGTTGGTGGTAGAGGGGGCGAAACTTTAGAAGAAATTAGACAAAATGCATTAGCAAATTTTGGAGCTCAAAATAGAGCAGTAACTGCAAAAGATTATCAAATCCGTGTACTATCAATGCCATCGAAATATGGAGCTATCGCAAAAGCATATGCTGTTGCCGATGGAACATTGGATAATAATTCACCTTCATCGATATTAGCATCACCAAATAATTTACAAGAATTTACTGATTTAGTATTAGATTTTGTAAACAAACCAGATGATTTAGAACCAACTGAGCAAGATATAAAACAACAAATTACTAGCTTTTTAATTGGTAAAACTTCAAACGAAAATGAAAAAAATAATCCGTTTGCTATTAACTTGTATTTATTAGGATATGATATAAATGGTAATTTGACAAATTTAAATAGAGCGGTAAAAGAAAATCTTAAAACATATATTAACGAATACCGAATGTTAACTGATGGTATAAATATGAATGATGGATTTGTAATTAATATTGGTTT